GCGCAAAATAGCGCAAACGAATGCGTAAAATCACGCAAACGAGTGCGTAAATCTACGCAAACGAGTGCGCAGAATTCAGCACATACTAATACATATACTAATACACTTACTAAGTCATATACTAAAAACGCACGCCCTGCGGTTGTGCTGCCTTTTGAAAGTGATGAATTTCTAGAGGCATGGAATGAATGGAAAGAGTACAAACGGACTGACCACCGGTTCAAATACAAAACCGCCCAAAGCGAACAGCGGGCACTAATGAAACTACAGAATGAATACACCGACCAAAACGAAGCCATCGACGCTATCCACCGAGCTATTGCAAACGGTTGGAAAGGATTGGTATTTAAGCAGCCCAAAAACGGCAGAACTCACCGCGCAGGAGCGCGAGACCTTGAAAATAGCGTCAACCAGCAGAAGCTTGCAGAGTTTGCAAGAACTGGACGCATCACAACTGACCGTAGAGACGTGTTTTAAATGCACCAACGTCAAAACCGCGCTGAAGTACAACGAAGTGCCTACACGCGCTGCGCTGACGGCCATGATTACACGAACCGTCAAATTTATCGACGCCAATAAGACGCTTTCGACGCCTGAAGAAATCGAAATGACGGTAAACGAACTTCTGCACACTTACCCGTGTTTCACTTTGTCCGATTGGCGGCTAGCGTGTTACATGATGGCAAAAGAGGCATTTGGCCCGTATTACGAGCGGTTAAAGCTTGCACAATTTGTGGAATGCTTTGCCAAATACGAGCAACTGAAAGCGCCCGTGGTGAACACGATTCGCGAAAACGAACGCCAGCAGTACGAACGCGAAACTGCTGAGGCTCTCAGATACATCACGCCTGAATTTGGCACCGAGTTCAACCCAATCGCAGCGCGCGTACAAAAAGCCGACTGGATGAAAGGCGAGGACCGACTAACCTACACCGAGCGCGAGGAAATGCGCCAGCGTGACAAAAACCGAGCAAAATGACGAATCTAGAGCGTTTTTGGCTCGACCTCATCGACGGGCGCAAATACCACATTCAAACGCTGTACGGAACGGAAGCAATGCAACGATACAGGCCGCACCCACGCGAAAAAGAGCGGTTTTTAGAGAATAACGGGCGGGTAGATTATGACGCTGAAATAGCAGACTATAACCAACGTTTTTTCGCCTTCTGCGATGAGCGTTACGCAGACCGCAAAGCCGAATACCTCAAACGCATAGCCAATAACGGACGCAAAGCGAAAAGCTGGCCACTCTACAAAGACGGAGCCAACGAACGCGAAGCCATAAAGCAAAAGATGCGCGATGTAATTTTAGGCCATGCCAAAGGAACCGACGAAGAAAACACTAAAGCGACAAACCGATGAGGTATTTAGCAAATACGTCCTTTATTCGCGCGCAGACAGTAACGGACAACTCACCTGCATTACGTGTGAGAGACGTCTCCCGATTGCAGAATGCGATTGCGGGCACTTTATCGGCAGACGAATTGAAAGTCTACGCTATGATGAACGCAACGTCGCTCCACAATGCCGATATTGCAACCGCTTCGGAAAGTACGGCAGAGGCGAACAGTATCTATTTGGGAGAGCGTTGGAAAGAGTGGAACGAGGACGGAGTGAGCAGCTTATGCGAGAAGCTAGAGCAGGCGGCCAACTTAGCAGAACTGACCTTAGAAAACTCAGAGATAAATACCGCCGTCTATACGCAGAACACAGAGAGCGAAATGATTTGGATGACTGATGAGCGCGCCATCGATTTATTGCGCACAGCAAGGCGGGCAATCATAAGATGCAACGCAGACAGCAACAAGAAAGCTGCATACTTGCATTCGCTCAGGAGGCTCAACGCTGTATTACATGAGCTAACCAAACGAGAAGCATATACGTTGCAAGATGCCAACGATACCACGACGGCAGACGCCTGACCCACGCAGGAAGAAAGCGAAACGCGACAGGCCACAAGACACACGCTATTGGTCCAATGCTTGGCGCAAAGCCCGCACCGCGTACATCCGTAACCATCCGGAGTGCGTGGACTGTGGGCGCCCTGCGTCAGTGGTTGACCATATCCAGCCGGTGCGATTGGGTGGAGAGTTCTGGGATAGCAGTAATTGGCAGTCCATGTGCACACGATGCCATAACGCTAAGAGCGGACGCGAAGCGCATGAGGGATAGCCCCCTTGGAAAATCAGAGACAAAAGCCGTAGCATCGCCGTAGTAGCAGGGGCCGTTTTTTTGTGCGCTTTCTTCCGGATTTGGCTTTACCTTTATCGCATGGATGAACTGACAGACAAGCAAAAGCTGGCGTACGCGCGCATAAAGCAAAGCCTGCGCAGCGCACGACACATCGGCGAACTCGATGAAGATTTGTTAAAGATGGCGGCTTGCCTTACGGTCGAGGTGCGCGAGCTGCAAGCCATCATAGACGAAAAAGGGTATACGTACGAATTCAAAAACCGTGACGGCGGCGTGATGACGAAGCACCGGCCAGAGCACCAAATGCTTGTTGAATCGCGCAGCAAGTACCTCGTAGTGCTGAAAGAATTGGGCATGACGCCAGCGGCACGGAAACGCATTGAAGTGGACGTAGAGTTAGATGACGAATTGGAAGAGCTGTTGACCTTTAAAGATGCTACAAGCTGAGGCGCATCAATACGCGCTTGACGTAGTACACGGAAAGCAGGCGGCGAGCAAGTACACGCGCAAAGCGTGCGAACGTTACCTGCAAGACCTCGACACCGCCGAAGAGCGCGGCCTCGAATTCCGCGCGCATACCGCGCAGGCTTACATCACCTTTTTTCAGCGCGCCATCAGGCATACCGTAGGAGAATGGGACGGCCAGCCATTCAACCCGCTTCCGTGGCAAAAGTTTATATTGTGGAATCTTTACGGGTGGTTTCGTGAAGACGGAACACGAAGATTTAACTATGCGTATATTACTGTGGCTCGTAAGAATGGCAAAACGACGCTTATGGCAGGCGCTGCTTTGGCGGCTCTTTTCTTTGACCAAGAAAAAGCTGCTGAAGTTTATTTTGCAGCAACTAAGAAAGACCAAGCCAAAATCGGATTTGACGAAGCGCAAAGGATGGTTTCCATTTCGCCGCCGCTCAGAAAGCACCTCAAAGCAGGAAAACACGACATCAAAGCGCCGACGCTTTCGGCGCGGTGCACGTACCTAAGCGCGGAACGCGACACGCTCGACGGCCTTAACATTCACTTCGCAGGAATCGACGAATACCACGCGCACCCCACGGACGGCGTGGCGAACGTCCTGCGTTCCGGTATGCAGGCGCGCCGCAACCCTTTGCACCTCACTATCACCACGGCGGGATTTAACCGCGAATCACCGTGCTACGAATTGCAAAAGACGTGCAAAGAGATTTTAGACGGCGTTAAACACGACGACGCGCAATTCGCGATTATCTACGAACTCGACGAAGGTGACGACTGGACGGACAGCAGCACGTGGATAAAAGCCAACCCGTCACTTGGCACGGCTTTACGGCCTCAGCTGCTCGAATCGCAATTACAACAAGCCATAAACCTCGGCGGCTCGCGTGAAGTGGAGTTTAAAACCAAGCACCTCAACCAATGGGTAACGGCTTCAAAGACGTGGATACAAGATGAAATTTGGATGCGCAACAAACGCGAGGCAAATTTAGATGGCCTGCCGTGCTTTGGCGGCCTCGACCTTGCAAGCGTCAGCGACATGACGGCGCTGGTGATGGTGTACCCTGAAGACGGAGGCTACCACGTGCGAGGGCACTATTTTTTACCCAGCGACACCGTTGACCAAGTATTGGACCGTGACCCCGGACACATTTACCGCACCTTTCGAGAACTGCCGAACGTGCATCTGACGGACGGCAACGTAACCGATTACGCCAGCATCCGGCGCGTAGTGAGCGGCGTGATGAATACGCCCGAAGGTCAAATAGTAGATGAAAACAGCATTATGCACAATTATCAAGTGCAGAAAATTGCATTTGACCGATACAACAGCACGCAAATCGCCATCGACCTCGTAGACGACGGCGTGCCGCTCGTGCCGTTTGGTCAAGGTTTTGTTTCGATGTCATCACCCACAAAACAGCTTGAAGTTTTGACGCGAACGGGCAAAATTTGGCACGATGGCGACCCCGTTTTACGCTGGGCGCTGGGTAACGTCGAGCTGAAGATGGACCCAGCAGGAAACATAAAAGCGGACAAGCAAAAGAGCGGCGGAAAAATTGACCCGATTGTCGCTATGGTCATGGGAATTGGTGAACACATGAAAACGCCACAGGCAGAAGAAGCTTATTTCGACATAATTTCCCTTTCGTAAATTGCGACCAATATGGCAACACTTCGCGACAGATTAGGCGCATTATTGCGCTACCGAGTCGGTAAATACGACAGCCAAGCAATTCCCAACGAGCTTGGTATTTTTGGGCACACGGTAAGCGGCGCGAATATCAACGAAGCCACGGCTCTTACTATCTCCACCGTCTACGCTTGCACGTACAAAATCGCGTCTACGGTTGCCAGTTTGGGCCTTGAAGTGTACGAAAAGAGCGGCAGAGAGATACAGCCCGCCAACGTTCACCCAGCTTACGACGTTATTAAATACCGCCCGAACGAATACCAAACGGCATATGAATTTTGGGAGACAATTGTAAGCATGGCGGTGCTGCACGGGTGCGGTTATGCGCTAATTGAGCGCGATAATCGCGGCTATGTCACCAACTTGATTGGCCTCGATTACTATGACGTAGACCGCAAATTCGTCAATGGTCAACCCGTCTTTAGCGTCAAGAACGTTGGCATGGTTCAAGCAGAAAATATGCTTGAAATCTGCAATTTGCAGCGAAAAAGCCCGATTCGCTTGCACCGTGAGAACCTTGGTTTAGCGAAAGCAGCCGAGGAATTTGGGGCGGAATATTTCGGCAGCGGCGGCCAAATGACGGGCATTTTAAGCAGTGACCAGCCCCTAAAAAAGGAGCAAATGGACCTTATTCAGGGCAGTTGGAACAGCGCGGCGCGTCAAGCTGGCACTAAATTGCTGCCGTTTGGGTTCAAATATTCGCGCATTTCCATCAGCCCCGACGAAGCGCAATTTATCGAAACGCGTAAGTTCCAAGCGGAGG